GGCGGCCTAACGGCCCCGCCCCAACCATCGAAGGGAGACACCGATGACAATCAGAATGGAAGACCTCGACCGCGACACGCTTGTAAAGCTGGGCCTCAAGTCCGAGCCGAAGCCTCGCGAGTTCACCGCCGAGATGGAACGCCAGTGGGCGATCAAGGTTCTCGGCCCCATCGCTGGCCTGACCAAAGACCAGCGCCGCCGCGTTCTCGAACGCGCCATCAAGATGAGTGCCGCGTGATGAAGGTACGGATCGAAACCACCCTCATTCTCAGTGAGGAAGAAGTGGCCGCAGCGCGGCTGGCTTATGAAGACCTTGGCATCGAGGACGAGACATTCCGCGAATACATCAAGTCCAGTGCAGAAGCTGCCGCGCATTACTGGCAGCAGAACACTTGGTCGAATTACGGAGGGTACACCAAATGAGGCAGTATCTCGACGACATCATCGGCGCGGTGCTGATCACTTTATTCACCTTGGGCTGGATCGACTGGCTCTGGGTTTTCGGGATCGAGGCGTCTCGGTCCTACACTTGGTGGGCGCTCATCGCCCACATCGGCAACTAGAAAGGGAGACCGAAAAATGGACTTGCAACGATATGAAGCTCTGCTTCTGGAGATGGACGAGCGCGTCATGACTGGCGCGCCGATGACGCCGGAGGCGCACCGCCTGCATGCCGCGCTGCGTATGCTGACGCATGAGGCCGGCACAAGCCACCGCAAGATGGCTGACCGCGTCAACGCGATGAAGGCGCAAGTTGATGCGCTTCGTGATCGAGAGGCGCAGCTTGAGCAGCGCCTGAACGAGGAGGCGCGCAGCGTGACTGTGTCGCGCCGTCAGATGGGCATCTGGCGCGCCAAGGCCAAGCGCCTCGAAGCTGCGGCCTAACCACAAGCGCCCGGCTGTCGTGGCCGGGCGCATCATCGAAGGGAGATTGAGATGATTGTTTACACCGCGACGAACACCGTCAACGGCATGCAGTATGTGGGGGTGACCGTTAAAAAACTAAAGTATCGGAAGACCGGACACTTCAACGACGCCAGAAGGGGGCGCGGAAGTTTGTTCAGTATTCAAGAGGCCATCCGCGAGTTCGGTATGGACAAGATATGCTTCGAGCAGATCGACGAGGCTCTGGACTACAGCGAACTGCGGCAGAAAGAGATGCTCTGGATTGACCGCTTGGATACGCTGTCGCCAAACGGCTACAACCTGAACAAGGGCGGGAACGTCTGGGGCGAGATAAAGAACAAGACGTACAAGCATAAGTTTGTTCTGGACGGCAAAACCTATTACGGCATCGCTGGTTTAGCCGACGCCTTTGGCCTGACAAAGAAAACTATCGAGGCTCGCTTTTACAGCAACCTGAACTGGTCGCTGCGGCAGATTGTGGGCCTCGACCCCGCCCCGCGACAGGTTCCTGTTTGCGCTAAGCCGGTGACATACCAAGGCGTGACCTATCCAAGCGTGAGGCACGTTGCGCGCGCCCTTTCACCAGAACTGCCGCCCGAAACCTTTCGGCATCGTTTAGAGGTCGGTATGTCCATTGAGGACGCCCTCAAGCCAGAGAAGATAATAGGCAATGCGAAAAAGATCACGGCACACGGTCGGACCTTTGATAGCATTTCGGAGGCCGCGAGGTTTGCAGGGATAAGTCCCGGCACATTGCAGAATAGGCTATACGCAGGCTGGTCAGCAGATGAAGCAGTCTCCCCTAAGGTGAGGGAGAACCCTGTGACGGTCTTCGGCGTCGAGTACAAAAACAAGATTGAGATGTGCAAAGCGCTCGGCGTTGATTACGAGGTTTTTTTCGCTCGGTTAAACAGGAAAGGCGCCACAATAGAGCAGGCGCTAACCGGAGAGAAAAGCGAATATCAGAAGCGCCTTGAGTTCGTGGTTGATGGCAAGACCTTCAATACGAAGAAAGAGGCCGCCATACATTACGGCATGACGCCTAGAAAAATGATTAAGCGCCTGTATCTGGGCTGGACCCCTGAGCAGGCCGTAGGATTAGAAACCAGAGCAAGGAGACAAGCCAATGGTAGGTAAACTCACACCCGACGACACAATGAGCGCCAGCAAAATCCCCGCGCTGCTCGGCCTGTCGCCATACAAGACGCCGAACGAGCTTCTAAAGGAAGCGCTTGACGCAGCCGCCGGCAACCCGCCGGAGCGGTTCGCGCAGAACGAGGCGATGCGCTTCGGCGACCTGCTCGAACCCACGATCCTGCGCGAGGCTGCCTATCGCCTCGACCTCGATCACGTCAACGTGAACATCACCGAGGCGATCCACCACCCGGACCTGCCGCTGGCATGTTCGCTCGACGGACGTGGCGACGGCGCGCTGGTCTGGGAACACGACCCCGCCCACGGCCTCTATGTGCCGCAGGGCGGCGTGGTGGACACACACGGCGTCGGCGTGCTGGAGGCCAAGAACACCAGCGCGTCGCCGGAGAACGAGCCAGCGCCGCACCGTGGCCCGTGGCAGCTACAGGCGCAGATGATGTGCTGCGACGCATCGTGGGGCGCTGTGTGCGTCCTGTATCGAGGTTCCGAACTCCGCATCTTCCTATACCGGCAAGACCCGGACATGCAGGCGCGGATCGAGGATGCGGTGCATGACTTCGAGCGGCGCAAGCGTGACGTCGACTGGTACCCGCCGCTGTCTTCAGAGGACGCGAACGTGGCGTGGGGGCGTGTCGATGACGGCGCGCCGGCGATGGACCTCAACGGCATTGAGGACGCCGACCACTGGACGCAGGTGTTGGTCAATCGGCGCGAGGAGAAGCGTGCGCTGGAGGCTGAGATCGACGAGGCTGAGACGATGCTGAAGGAGATGCTTGGCAATCACGAGGAGGGGCGCGTCGAGGTTGGCGGCTCTACCTACTACGTCAAGTGGCCGATGCGTAATTACAAGGCGCAGCCGGCCAAGACCACTGAGGCGAAACCTGCCCGGCAAATCCGCGCCAAAACCCTGATTGTGAAGGAGGCGTGACGTGACATCACTCACCGAGAAGCAGGCCACCGTGCTGGCCTACATCTCCCGGCACATCCGGCGCTATGGTTACGCGCCGAGCGTGCGGGAGGTGGCGGAGGCGACAGGCCGATCCCGAACGGCGGCCCACGCGCTGATCGCGCAGCTTGCGAAGCGAGGCGCAATCAAGCACGACAAGTACAGCCATCGAGCAATCGAACTGCTGTGAAAAAAAATGATCTGGGGGTATTGATATTGGATCGATATCCCCTTATCTTCTTGGGGTAGGACATTTTTAGGACAAGGAGACAGGCAGATGGAACTCAAGAAGGTAGGCACTCAGGGCTGGACGACGCAACACGGTGGCAAGGTTTTCGCCATCACTCGTCAGGCTGGTGCCGTGTTCGCCTCGGGCGCTCGCCTCAAGGTTCGCCAGACCGGCTCCGCAACCCGCTTCGCCTTCGTCGGCAACCTGACTGAGGCCAAGGCCAAGATCGCTGAGTGGATCAGCGAGTAATCATCAGATAAGGGAGATAGAGATGACTGTAATCATGAACGCAGAGGCTTGGGAGCGGGGCCGCGACGCCGCCATCAAGGCGAACGCCAGCAAGGGTCGCAACGACCGCTGGATCGCTGCGGACGAAACCCGCCGCGAGGTCGAGGGCTTTCTCTTCGGCTGGTTCGGCACCGACGGTTTCCTCGGCGCAATGTGCGCGCAGCTTGACGAGTGGGGCCACCTCACCGAGAAGCAGGAAGCTGCCGTCCGCAAGATTATGGCCGACCGCAAGGAGCGCGAAGCAAAGCGCGCCGCCGAGCGCGAGGCAGAGCGCGCTGCCGCTGCCGACTGCCCGGAGGGTCGCGTCACCCTGACCGGCGTCATTATCTCGACCGATCAGCGCGAGAACGCTTTCGGCTGGACGTGGAAGATGCTGTTCAAGTCTGACGACGGCTTCAAGCTGTGGGGAACGATCCCGAGTTCGCTGTTTGACTGGGACGGCGAGACGGACTTTCCGCATATCCGCGCCGAAGACATGCCGGGCAAGCGCGTCACATTCACCGCAACCGTCACGCCGAGCGCTGACGACGAGAAGTTCGGGTTCTTCAAGCGCCCGACAAAAGCAGAGTGGGTGGCGTCATGACCACCTGCCCTGAGTGCGACGGGAAGGGCGTCGCGTGGTACGAGGTGAAGGTCGCCGCGCCGGGAGACTGGCGCGGTGGCTACATCGACGAGGCGGAGATGGGGTGCCGCCTGTGCGATGGATCGGGCGAGGTTGACGAGGAGGTGGCCGAGAGTTACGATCCCTTTGAGTGATCGCTTGGCGGGTGGCGTTATACCCGCAGGTTCCTCCCAACTGGCCCCGCTTCGGCGGGGTCTTTTTTATTTCTTCCTGACGCTCTCGGCGAGACCGCCGCCGAAGTAGAAGCCGACGATGCCGAGCATGATCTCGCCCAGCCACATCGACGCGGCGAAGTCTTTTGCCGCCTCGACATTCGCCATATCGATGACGCCATACAACGCGCCGACCACGCCGTTTGCCATAATGAACAGGAACATCGCCGTGAACATCAGCGCAATGTACCGCTGCGCCAGCTTGAAGGGCTGATAAGCCGCCAGCAGGTCAGTCTTCGCCTTGCTCTTCGCCGCGACCTCTTCCTCGGTCGAGGTGTGCATCTCGTCGATCAGGCTCATGCCCTGCTTGATTACGTCCCCGCTGCCGAGGATTTTTGCCAGTATTCCGATCATCTCTGTTTCTCCTAGCTTGCTCTGGCGTCGTGCGGTTGTGCATATCCCACACGATCACATCCACTCTCCGCTTATCATCATCGCGGCCATATCCTCGGCGCGCTTGCCCACCTGCTTGGCCCAGCGGCTGTCGAGCATCTGCGCCGCAGCCTCGCCGTAATCACCCGCCTCAATCGCCGCCTGAGCCTTCTGGAAGCCGTCCCAGCGTGGCTTGCCTAGGTTGAACAGCATCGAGACCACAACCGCCTGACGCGGCTCTGAGAGGCCAGCAAACCACGGGTACGTGTCAGCCTCTGCCTGACAGCGGCGCAAGTCGTTCGCCAGCAGGTAGTCAATCTCGTCATCGCTCAACCCGCCGCCCAGCTTCTCGTCGATGAGCCGCCCCACGCCGATGGTGAGATACCCACGGCTGTCCTCATAGGCGTGAGGCACCACACCCTCGTGGTGCTTTATCATCTCGATCAGCTTATCCATTGCGCGTCTCCATCACTATCTCATACGCCCTTTCCCAGCTATCCAGTTCTAGGTCAGGCGTCTCGAACCATCCCAATGGCCGGCGCTGCGAATACTGGTTCACGCAGCACGCCGCCTGAAAATGTACCTTCCTCGCGTCGATGGCGCAATGCGCGAGGATGTCGAACTGCTCCAGCGAGGGCAGCGTCTTCTTCACGCGCCCGGACCCGTTCTGGAACTGGTAGCAGGGGTTGTGGTGCTTCTGCCTCCGCAGGTGCGCCGACTTCACCTGCACGCGCATGAACACGCCGTCGCTGTTCCACGCCACAAGGTCAACGCTGTCCTGCTGCGCCGGCGAGACGCGCCAGCCAAGCTCCAGTATTACTGCCGCCGTCAAATACTCGCCGGCGAGGCCAGTTGTGGTCGCTGACCTAGTCAGGCGTTTTTCTCCAGATACAGCCACAGGATGAAAGCGAAGAACCCAAGCGTCACGACGCTGAACAGGATGATGGCGGAAATCTCGATGAACTTGCGACGCCTCTCGGCCTGCTTGTACAGCGTCTCCTGACGTTGCTTGCGGATGCGCGCCTCAGTCGCCACAAGCTCGTCCCACGCGCTCTGGCCCATTGTGTACTGGATGTAGGTGCGGAGTTGGTCGCGGTCCTGCTGCGCCTTCTTACGCGCGGCAAACACCTGCATAGCCTCTGCCTCGGCGGACTGACCGGAGAACAGGCGTGTGAATATAGGTGGGTTCTTCGCGAGGCGTTCCGCTTCGTCGAGATCACTGAGCGCGCCCATCCAGCGCGACAGGTCGCCCGCCATCTGCTCGATGTCGCGCCCGACCGAGAACCCGGCCTTAATCACTCTGAAGGCAGAAGCCGCTGTGGCTGCGGCGGTAACTGGGTCGACCATCAGCGCCTCGTCACAAACACTAGGATCGCCAGCAATAGCCCGACCTGTATCAGGTCAATCATCGGGATTGCGATCATTAGTAAACCTTTCGCGTTGGCGGCACCATCTTCGGCAAGCAATATGCCGTGATCTGACTGCCCTGTTTATGAAGCGTCTGCGCGTACCAGACGCACTCATTCAAATCTCGAAAGGCTAGGTCGTCGCTCACCTTGCGCCTGTCCTCGCCCGTGCCGAGGAAGACGTAAAGCACAAAGGCGACCGCAGGCTCCACATCAATCCCGGCCCATCAACTTGTCCAGCTTGGCGTCGAGGCGGTTCAGCGCATCCATCACGTTCTGCCGGTCGTCGCGCAACTCGCCCTTGGTGGCGTAATCTTCGCGCGTCCTGTTCAGCAGGATATCGATGCGCTTTTGCTCACGCGCTATGCCGCCAAGAAACCACGCCCCGCCAGCGATGACGAGGCCGATTAGCAGGTCGATTAGGCCGGACATCTCCATCTTACCAGCCGGCCGGGACGGCCTGACGCATTGGCGGGTTGGCCAGCGCGGTCATCTGGTCATCCAGCAGCGTCTGCATCTCGGCCTCGGTCTTGCCGAGGCTCTCAAGCGTCTTGGCCTTTGCCCAATCTTTCGTGATGTCGTTAAACGCCACATAGTCAGGGTCACCAGCTTCCGGCGTGTCGATGCCAGCGGTGCCGTAGGCTGACACCGACAGCGGCTGGCCCTCTGCGTTTGTCTCGGTCTGGCTAACCGCGCTGCAGCGCCAGTGAATGGTCTTGATTAAATCATCGTGGCCGTTTTCAGGCGCGTTGCAGACATCGAACGTGAAGTTCCAAGTGTAAGTGTTTGCCATTGTTTTATGCTCCTTCAAGCGCGGCTAGTCGTGTTTCTAGGTCTTCGATTTTGGCGATGGCTTCTTGCAGTGCGCCGGTCAGCAGCGGCACCAGCTTGCTCTGGTCGATGCCCTGCATGACTGCGTTGCCGTCATCGTCCACCTCATTGTGTGTGCCGGTGACTGCTTCCGGTACGACTGCTTGCGCCTCGTGGGCAAGGAAACCATCAACCGTTGTGTCGGCGTCTGCGATAAAGTTGAACCGCTTCGGTGCCAGCGCCTTTACACGGTCGATTGCGCCGGTCATGTCTACGACCGCTTCTTTAAGGCGATAGTCTGAGGATGTGTTGTAGTTTACGCCAGTGCCGCCAGACCGTGTGATTGAGCCGGTGACAGTGCTGTCATTGTAAAACACAAAATGGTCAGGCTGGTTGCTTACAGAAATGCTGGCGTAGTTATAGCTTGAGGCATCATTCCTTTCGACATTTACTTTGGCCCTAGTTGTTGAGCCGCCAATGTAAACGACGCCGCTATCTCCGATGGTCATACGGGCAGTGTTGTTTGTTAAAAGCTGAATTTGATGATTTGTTAACGTGCCAACAGTACCTCCAGAGCCTCCAGCTTGCATAAACATCTGGATAGACGCGCTGCTGTTCTCAGCCATAATAATATTGTCAGCACCAGCATTGGTCACAACAAACTTTTGCGACGGGCTGGTTCCGCCGATACAGACCTTGCCGTCCGATGCGATGCGGAGCCTTTCTGTGTCCGCAGTGCCAAATGTCAGTGGCACAGAGCCTGTGGTCTGCAAAGCCCCCACAGAAGATGTGTGCTGCATAACCAAGCGACCCGCCGCGCCGTCTGTTCTGGCAACAGACAACAGACAGTTTGCTCCTGTGTTTTCAATGTGCAGCTTGTCTGTAATAGATGAGGACTTGCCGATGCCAACGTTGCCGCCGTCTGTAATCACCATCCTGTCGGCTACACCGCTTTCAGTAAACTCAAGGTGATTGTTGGTCGGGTCGTATGCGATACGCCACTGGTCTGTGCCATTTTCTGTAAATTGAATTTTGCCGCTGTGCGTGGTGTCGCTGCTGTCTAACTTGAGAACGCCGTCATTACCACTGGCACCTGTGATGTGCAGCCCGTTTGCGCTACTGCCTAACGAAGGATTTGACTCTCCGATGCCGACGTTGCCGCCCGATGTGATGCGGACCTTCTCGCTGTTGTTTGTATAGAAATACATAAAGTCAGAATTTGGGTCATACCCAACCTGACCGTTAGTCGGCGCACTCGTTTTGCCCATATAAATCTGACACTGACCGGGCGTGGTCGAGTCGGTGTTTAACTGCAACGCGCTTTGTTGTGATGCAGCAGTATTCTGCACAATCAGCTTGTTTGCACCGCTTGAGACGGAAGTGTGCAAAACACCACTCGGGGCCGCAGTCCCGATACCAATATTCCCGCCATTCTCAATCGTCATATAGCGTGTGCCAGCAATCTCGAAGCCCATTTCCTCATTAGGGCTTGCACCGTGGTCATACAGAATTTTTGCACGGCCAGACACATTGTCGCTGAACACAACCTCAGACGTTCCGCCGGCACTGCCATTGCCAATCTCGACGGTGTGCGCCAAAGCCGTGCCGGTCACGTCGATGCCAGAGGAGGTGGTTTCTAGCTTTGTTGCATTGTTATGATAAAGCTGAACGCTGCCACCGGGCGTCGCATAAATCATCGTGGATGAATTGCCAGCATTACGAACCTGAAAGTTCTCAGCCAAAAACCGCAGTTGTCCCGTGCCTTGGTCACTTATGTAGCTGTGAGAACCATCGTGATAAATCTGCAAGTCAGACCCAGCACCGAACACGGCCTTGGCGTTGTCGCCGAAATTGATCTGCGCCACCGCCTCAGTGCCGTTCGCGAACGCGCCAAGCTGCCGGGTCAACTCGCGCATCGAGTTATTGACGGCGCTGGGGAGCATGCCCTCCGCAATCGAGATGCCGCCGATGTCGGTGTTGTTGCCGGCGGTGGTGCCGTCGTAATCTGAGAGTTTATCCTTAGACATTTCCTACCTCACGGGGCTGGTGTTCCGGGCGCGTTGAACACGTCCATATTGATTGTGTCAGATGTTGGGACGTTGCTGTTCAGCACTTTACCATCCATCCACATGATGACCAACCCACCGGCGCCGTGTCCGCCGTTGTAATCGCCGAACAGGCCGTAGCCGCCCTGACCCCAGCCGCCCATTTTCAGGGTGTCGGAGAACGTCCACTCTCCCGTCTCGGTGTCGAATGAACCCGGCTCCCAGTAGTAAGTGGTGGAGGTCAGCGGGGAGTTTCTGGTGGATTGCGCCCATATCTCTGTGTCGCCACTGTTGATGGGCGACACGGTCACGTCGGTCAGGCTCGTCACGCCAGACGCGCCGCCCGTCTGCCCGTTCCCGCTCGCGCCGGTGCCGCCAGAGGAGCTGGCTATCGTGGTGACGTCGTCGCCCGCAATGCTGGCGGTGCCGCCCGCGTTGCCGGAGCCATAGGGGCTTGTGTGGCTTGCGCCGCCGGCGGTGACGCTAAACGACCCCGGCCCGGTGACCACGGAGTTCGAGCCGCCCTGACCGTGGCCGTTGTTAGGGCCGTGGCCAACACCCCCGCCGCCCACGGTGACGGAATACTCCTCGCCGGATGACACGGTCTTCGACACAAGCAGGGCCGCAGCGCCGCTGCCCGCGTAGCCGATCCCGCCGCCCCACCAAGAGCCGGCAGCGCCTCCGCCCACGGCGAGAACGTACAGCGTACCGTCATACGCCGCAGTGTATGTCAGGCCAGTCCTCTGGGGTGCCTTGTCGTTGGTGATTGTGCCGGGAGACTTCGTGTTTTCGATGCCCTCGAAAACCTGCATGTTGTTGGATACCGAGGCGTCGAACTTCGGCGCGGCATCGCCTGAGAAGGCCGTAATGTCGGTTCCGGTATCGTATATCGACTGCTGGTCAGGAACCTCATCGCCGCCGCGATAATATTCGGAAATGCTTATCGGGTTCTCACCACCGTAGTAGGTCTGAACCTCACTGAGCGAAATCGGGTTACCTGCGCCGCCGTCAACCGCCATCACTACGCCCCATTGTAGTCCGAGAGGTCAGCGAACGCGGTGACGTCGTTGACCACTTTTAGGTGTCCCGTGGTGGTCAGCAGCATCTTCGCCGCGTTGTTATGGCGGAAGACAAGCTCGTCGGACGAGGTCACCAGAACCGTCCAGTCAGTGCTTGCGCCGATCTGGATCGCGACGTCCGTGCCGTCGTCAGCGGCGTTGGTGTTGGTTGCCTTGACGATGGGCGAGTTGATGACGTCAACCGCCTCGGTGCCGTCGGCGAAGTCGGCGAGGTGGCTCATGATTTCCCTGAGCGCGTTGTTCAGGTCGCTGGGAACCATCACACCCTCGGACAGGTTGACGCCGCCGACGTCGGTGTTCGAGGCGGCTACATTGTCGTACTGGGACAGCTTGTCCTTGGCCATCTTGTGTGTTCCTTCGTTGCTGCGCTCAGTTTATCACGGCGCGGGGGTTATGGGTATGAGGGTCCGAGGAGCAATTCCTGCGTCGGCCCTGCGATTTGCTCACTCAAGAGGCCCGCCGTGGCTGGCGCTCTCATAACTGCACCCGTTGCGGGGATTGCCAGCCTGCTAAGAAAAGCCTGACCGGGACGAGTATAAAGCCCGCGCCCCACAAGCCCCAAGCCAAGAGCGCCAGCAGCGCCCTCCTCTGTCATGCCGAAGGGCATGCCGCCAACCCCTCCAGCGCCCATCAGCGCCATAGAACTCAGCAATCGCGGCACAGTGCCGCTTTCGGGAAGTCCACCGCCCATTGTGCGCTTCAGGACTTCAGCAGGGCGCTGCATGCGCGCCTCACCCGCCTCAAGGCGTCCCAGTCCCGTCGCACCAAGGCGTCGCTCCTCAGCCCGCACCGCGCGCAGAGCCTGAGCCGGGGTGAAGGCGCTTTCGTCTGCCATAGAGGCAGCGCGGCGCAGCGGCACATACTTGCTATATGCGCTGTCTAGATTTTTTAGACGGGCTGCCTTCTCAGGGAATTGCTTTGCGAAGATGCCGAGCAATGCTGCGTCAACCTGATCAATAGCATCGGCACGGGCGAAGTTGTTTTGCCGAACGGCTGCCGCAGCATCTTGTCCCAGCTTTGATTGGATATCCTTCAGGGCCGTTGCCGAGATTGTGTCGTTTTCATCAGCCGCGTCCGTTAGTTTATCAAGCACAACTTGTTCTAGGTCTTCCGCCGCCGCCTCTTGCTCCTTGCCGAGGCGCTTCCTCGCTGCCTTCGCCGCCTGCTCAACAGCGTCAAGCGTCTCGTCGTCCAGCTTTATTCTTGCGTCCGAAAATACATTTTCATATGCGCGCCGAATTTCAGCCCTAGCCCTGCTGGCGGCAGCGCGTGGTGTCATCGTCACAGGGATAGTGACGCCAATATCCTTGAGCGCGCGGTTGTATAGAAAGGCTGGCGTCTGCTCAATCGCTTGTCTTTGCGCCTGCTTGATCCCAGCGCCCATAATTGGGAAGGACGTCAGCGCCTCCTCCGCCGTCTTTATCCCCCCGCCATAAAGCTGGCCCGGCGTCAGTCTAATGCCAGCGGCTCGCAGGGCACGCTGAGCCGCAGGAATAGCTGGGGCAACAGCAGCACCGCCTGCGCCTATAGCACCGCCGACCATCATCCCGGCTGGAACGTCTCTGCCCTCTTCTGCATACCCTGCGCCAGCAAGCGCTCCGCCTGCCGCGCCAGCGCCGATCATAGCTTTTGCGCCGCCGCCAAGAACCTTAGCTAACCCGCCGGGGGCCAGCAGGGATGATCCGATTTCAGTGAGGTACGCTTCTGCTGATTTCTCATCGCGGAACCGCGCCATATCTGATCTGATCTTGTCGCGCAGCGCTGTGTATTCCGCGTCGCCGAGAGAGCCCAAAAACGCCTCAATCTCGTCGCCAAATCCAAGTGTTAAGCCTTGGAGCGCGGCGCGCCCCATATCTCTGGCATAGTCGCGCGTTAGACGCTCTTCTACACCCCTGATGACTGGCTCGCTTACCCCGCGAACAAGTCCGCCGAACATCTGCTCTGCGGTTGGCGCTTGATCAAGATACCTGAACTTCATTCTGTAATCTCCACAAACCTGCCGCCTATGTAAGCAAAGCCAGTCAGACCAGCGGCTTCGGCCTCAGCCTCATTTGCGTAAATGTATGGATTGGTGCGAGAGCCTTTGTCAGGCAGCTTGGTCGGGACGACGCGATCAACCTTAAATTTGTACTCCTTCGCAAGGCTCCCGTAAAACTCTTCCCTTTCTGTCTGATCGGCTATGTATGGCAGGAACAGCCGCCGACCTGAAGAAATGAAGTCTAACCTTTGTTCAGGTGTCAAACGCTCACCCGTGAGAAGCCTGTTCCAAATATTCCTGACCCGTTCAGGGACGCCTGCGGCGTTAGATGCGCTGGCTTGTTCACTTTCTCTAACGACAGAAGTTGGATCAAGCAATTTCATGTAGCCAAAAATCAATGACAGGTCTTTGGCAGCGCTAGGGTCACCAAGTGAAGCCTCCTGAAGCTTTTCAAACCCAAGCCTAGCCGTCACAAAGCCCTTGCTTTGTGTGTCATATTCCTTGCGGAGAGTGCTTTCGCCTTTGACGTCTGGCAGTAGCGCCTTTGCCGCTTCTGCCTGTGCCTTGGCCTTTTCTGCGGCAGCGTCAGCCTCTATCTCTCGCCTTTTCAGATCAAGCTGTGCCTGCCTGTATTCCGCTGTTGCTTCATCTGCGCGTCGCTGTCTTTCCGCCTCAGCCTCAGCCGCTTTTCTCTCGCGCTCCGCAGCCTGCGCGCTGCCATAAGCCTGCAAGCCAGCCGCGCCCATCCGCGCCAGTATCTGCCCGGTCGAGGTCGGCACGGGCTGCGGGCCAGCCTGCTCAAGCCCGGTCAGGGCGGCGGACATGATACCCATACCCGTGGGCGACGTCAGGGGCTGGCGGAAGGCAGTGCCAAGGCGCTGACCGATAGTGGGGGCTGCGCGTGCTGCGGGTGACGCTTGCATCGCGCCGGGCATTTGCGCCGCACGCATCGCGGCTTGTTCCATCGGCATAGGAAGGCGCATCGGGGTGCGCGCCTGAGCAGCGGCGGCGGCAAGTTGGGTCGCGTCCATATAGGGTGGTTTCGGCTGCCCAGCCATCGGCCCCGTCCCATAAGTCGGATAAGTGCGGCGCTGGACCTGAGATGTCGGCGCTGCTGGCTGTGTCCTCTGCAAGAAGAGGCGTCGCGCCATCTCTGGCGGCATAAAAGCAAGTTGTCCGGGTCTAACTGCCATCTTACGCTCCTGTGAACCCAGCCAAGCCACCGAGAAGTCCGCCGTAGAGCGGGCCAAGCCCCGGTATCTGACCACCCAACATTGCGCCGCCAAGCGCGCCTGACAGGCCACTCGCCAGCGGGTTACTGTAGTACGGCGTGATCTGCTGCATGCCAAGCTGACCGCCCTGAACCGAGGCGAGGTAGTTCGCAAGCGCCGCCTGCGGTGCCTGCTGCTCGAACTGAAACTTCTCGATATCAGCGCTCAACTCCGCCTGCTGTTGCGCCTCGCGGGCAGCGCCGATGCCGGCAAGCGTCTCAAGGTCAGCGAAGCCGAACTGCCGCGCCATCGGTGCCTGCTGGATAGCCTGCTGCTGCGCCTGATACGCCATCGGGGCGAGCGCCTCAGCGACCGCGCGCTGCTGGTAGCCGGAGCCGTAACGCCCGGCCTTGGCCGCTTGCGTCTCGACCGCCTCAACCGCAGGGCGGAACGCGGCAGCTTGCAGCGGGTTTGTGCCCATCAGGTTCTGCATGACCACGTCCTGAACCGCACCGATGAACGGTGACCCGGTAATGGCCTTCTGGCGCAAGCCCGAAAGCGCCATCTCGGTCTCAGGCGAGAAGCCGACAACTGTGCTGCCGGGGTAGTATTGCATCGGACCCTGCTCGTAGAGGCGCTTCGCCTCGGCCAGTCCGAACTCCTTGAACGGAGCCGTGGTCGGGTCCGTAATGGTCTGCGTGACCTGCCTTGTGGTTCCGCCGCCTTTACTCATCACTGAAATCCTTCATCAATACCACCGCACTCTGCCGGTAGTCTTTAAGTTGTCGAGACCAACCCCTGCGCCCGATGATCTCCATCCCGTCGCAACCTAGCGTCTTGGCCCACGCGGCGATTGCGACTTCCGCTTGCATCAACTCGTCTAGGTCTCCGCCCGCAAGCCAAATCCGGCACATAGCCTTCTGCGGGTAGTCAACCACTTCCGTCACTATAGCAGACTTATCCAGCGGAAAGAACTGGGCCTTGCCCTCGCACACCGCGTCCCACACGTCGTCGATTGTGTGCGACCCGCCCGCATACTCCAGCGCGTCCTCTATGTAGCGCCGGCAGCGCTGCCAATGCTCCTCCATACGGTCGTCACCCGATAATAAGGTAGGCGAACTCTTGTGTGTGTCCGTGGTTGCTGTGTCCAATCTTCATCGTTCCATCAGTTGAGGTAGATTTGATGTAAGGCTGAAAGTGCGACGGCGACCCATTGATTGCAGTAAAAAATACCACGCTTTCAGTCGAGAAGCGCGGGTCGGTGTGTGTCGTCTCGGTCACGTTTGCCGCCAGCGTCACATAATCCCAGCTATTCAAGCCGCCGTCGATAGTGCGGTTGAGAAGCTCGGCGATCTCGCGCGTAGTGGCCGTGACTGGGTTGAGCCTGCGAAAGTTTGCGGTGCGCGTCGTCATCGCCGGCCTATCTCCCGCGCCTCGATGTCAATGCCGAGCGCCTTGTCCCAGCCGCCCGATATGTTCATGCGCGCCCGGTGGTATCGTCCCTGCGCCCTGAATGGAGAGAAGCCGGCGTCGTTTGGCGCGGTCGCCGCAGTGAACACTGGCGTCGCGTCCTGAGACGCTCTGGTGCCGATTGCTAGGGTCACGTCGCCGTCCTCATAGTACGGGTAGACACGCGTAATCAGCGAGTGTTTGCCGGTGGACAGAGGTGCCTCCGCCGTCTCAATCGTTGCGGCAAGTGGCGCGCCGGTGAAGGTATAAATCTTGTCGCCATACGCGCCGCCGAAGAAATACTGACCACCCTTGAAGAAACGGCTGTCTAGTTGAATATTCAGGCCGTCAACCGTTGCTGAAAGATTATCGAGTGCGTCAACCGTGTATCCGGACGAGAACATCGGCGCAAGCAAGTCGGCTTCCACCTCAGCCAGCGACCACTTGTTCAGCACATAGTTGTACATAATGATCTTGTCGGGCTGGCCTGACGGAGACTGCGTCGAGGTATACGACCACATCGCGACCTCGTTGATCGGGTCAACCGACGCGGACATGCGGTAGTCGTAGTTACTGTCAAAATCCTGCTTGAAGAAATTGTTGATTTTTTCGCTTCCAATGGGAGAAACGCGCTGCCCATCAAAAGCATAAAATCCGTCATTATCTAGGAAAAACACAGTCGAGCCGACGTTGCAGACACTCTCCTTGAAGGCGCAGCCACGCTCGGACACAACCTTGTCAAACTGCCAGATCAGCGGCGGCCCAGTGTAGGTGGCGCGGAAAATGGCGCGCTCGGTCAAAATTGTGCAGTATTCGCCGCCGACCAGTCCGGTAATAGCACCACTGTCCGGCAGGTTCTGGAAGTCACTTTGATTAACGCCAGCGACCCAGCTTGTCGGATCGTTGAACCCGGACCAGTAGCACTGATAAGGCACGCGGCCCGACCCGCTGTCTACGTTCGCGGTCCACACGAAGTCGCGCACGACGGCGATGAACTCGGCCTTCGGGGGCGTGCCGCCAAGGTCAGCAAATGCGCTGGACGTGCCGAGGTTAAATACCTGCGGCTCCTCACCCACACCACCGACGCCAATAATGTCATCTCCGAACTGGACGAAGCGCCAGCGCTCAAAGTCGGTCAGGTCGTACCCGCCAGCCTTGCTGATGTCGTCAAGGTCGTTGTCGGATGATGCGTGAAGGTACAGCTTCGTCGCGTCGCCGGCGAACAGCTTTGTGTTGCTGTCGCTGTCCTTCGCCGCGAAGATGCCTTTGATTGTGCCTGTGGCCGCGTTCGAGTACGGCACGAAGCTGCTCATCGAGTGATAGCCGTTTGCCGCCGGCAGCACGTTAGTGGCCACCGTCACGCCGGGGTTCAATAGGTCAGCCTGATCTGGCAGCCAAGCGCCGAACTGTATCATTTAACGGCCCACCTCTCTGTGCCGGTGGACACTTCGGTCCACGCTAGGTTCGGGATGATCTCGCTCAGGTCATCCAAGTCTTCGAGCGACCCATATATGTCGAGGCCATCCATAGGGCCGAGGTCGTCCAAGTCTTCAAGCGTCGCCGGGAACGCCAGTATATTTGTCCACGTCTCATTCTCTGACGGGACGACGCTCCACCTGTCGCCGAGACGGTGGGCCAGCGTCGATGTTGTAACTGCCAGAGCGGCTGCGCCAGAGTTTACGAACGTCACCGCGTTGCCACTGGCTGCGGTCACGGCGGCACTGACGGAGGACAGCACACCCCTGATCGAGAACGCCACGCCCGTCGCAGCGCCCGACACTGCGGCGCTTGCATCGAATGGCCTGATGCGGAGGACCGCAGCCGTGCTGGTCACAGCGACCGACACAGCCGCAGTGAAGCGCGCGATGAACGAGGCGTAGGCGGCAACGGATGCAGCGCCCGTAACTGCGGCGGCGAAGGCGAGGATGCGCTTGACCGTGGTGGTGGCGGATGCGGAAAAAGACACGGCAGCGGTCGGCTGCTGGAGCGTCAAGCTGTCAAGCTGCTCCAGATTGCCGAAGCTGTCGATGGCATCCATCGTACCCCAGTTATCTAACTCCTCAAGCGTCGCCACAGAACGCTCCTTTAGTCGGCGCTGATGTCGAGGTCGCCCGCGTCAATCTTTAGGATGTCGCCGCTCTCAATCGTCTTCGCGGTGGTGAATGCACCGTGGATCAGCAGGTTGCCGCTTGACGCCGCGTCGAAAATCCCGAAGTGCGAGACGCTGCCCCACGAGCCTGTCGCCGCAGCGAACTGGATCGCCGAGGCATTGTCGGCGGTGCCGGACGCAGCCGCGTTGAAAGTGGCCGCGACGCGCGCGTAGCCCGACCCGCTCAACTCGGTGCCGCTGTTGTCATCGCCGAAGCTGCCGGTGGACAGGCCGACATATACGGCGCTTGGCATCGTGTAGGAGCCGGTCCCAAGGATGTGGTCGAGAATTTCATTCTCAAGGTAGTTTGACATTGCAGACATGCTAGTTCTCCGCTGCTACGTTCTGGCGTTGGTACACTGATCTCACAGCGAGGGGTCCAGTACCATAGAACGACCTGTCCTCGTCAATGTGTATCTCCTGAATGATGCGCGTGAATTTTGCGTCGTACTGCGACGATCTGGCCTCATCCAGAAGGTATGTATATGCCTCAGTCAGCGCGCCGTAAAGGTAGAGGTCCGGGTGGCGCGTGAAAGTGATCGGCGTGTTTGTGTCCGACAGCGCGGGCAGCGTGCCGGTGTAGACGATCTCGGCGGTGTAAGCGGCGTCCGGCACGGGGCGCAACTTCATCTCCAGCCCCACGACGCTGAACGCCTTGGGCTTGCCGTTGCCGGCGCTGGAGTAGCTGGTGTCGAGGCTCGACGGGCTTTGGTATGACAAAACCGTGATCGGCGTCGTGTTGAGCTTAACCTCGCGAACCTCGCGCAAGTCCGTCGGCAGCGCGATGTACTCGTCGCCCACCTCAAGCGTCGCGGTGGCGCGCTTCTCTTGCTCCCGCGTCTCAAGCTCGCGGGACACGCGGGCCTCGGCCAGCTTAATGAAGTCGGGGATGACGCCGGTCAGGTCGTCACGCGCGAGAAAGCTGGCTATCGTGGCCTTTAGTTCGCTGTATGTTGTAATAGCCATTATAACATCCCGCCGCCTGTCCTAAATGCCCGGTTTTCACTGTCGTTGAGCCAAGCCTTCCACGCCTTTGGGTTTTCGCGCATCGGGCCGAACTTCTCCAGAAGATGATTGTACACGACGTTCGGGATTTCGGCCACATGCTGTAGGTGACGCTGCGTGTTGCCAATTAGAGAGCCGGGCTGGTAGTCGTCGGACATCTGCTTGTTGATTTTCAGCAGGTCGCCAAACTCCTGCCGCTGCTC